GCGGCGACGTAGCCAATCTTGTGGTGCTTGACCCTACCAAGGTCGAGATTATGCGCAACCCTAACGGCGAAATCGTCTACCGCTACGACGGCGGCCGCGGTGGCGACATCCCTTCACGCGACATGCTCCACATTACTGAGATTAAACGCCCAGGTCAACTGCGCGGTGTTTCAAGAGTCGAGGAACTCAAAGACGCAATCGGTCTCTCTGCTGCACTTCAATCTTTCGCTTCACGTTTCTTCGGCCAAGGCGCTGTCACCTCAGGCATCATCGAAGTTCCGGGTCAACTGACTTCCGAACAAGCCAAGAACCTGGTCGATTCTTTTGACTCCAAACATTCAGGCTACCGCAAGAGCCACCGACCTGGACTGCTCTCAGCTGGTGCCAAATACGTAAAAACAGGTGTGGCACCTGACGAGGCCCAGATGCTAGAATCTCGCAAACTGGCAATCGAAGAAATGGCCCGCATCTTCCGAGTCCCGCCTGCAATGATTGGCGTGACAACTCCGGGCGCGATGAGCTACTCCTCAGTTGAACAGAACTCAATCAATTTCGTAATTCACACACTGCGCCCTTACCTGGTCAAAATCGAAGACGCCTACTCAAGACTGCTGCCTGGTGGTGCTTTCATCAAGTTCAACGTTGACGGGCTCCTACGCGGCGATTACACCACAAGAGTGCAAGGCTACTCAACCGGTTTGCAAGCAGGTTTCTACTCAGTGGATGACGTGCGACGTCTGGAAGATTTGGCACCGGTCGACGGTGGCGAAGTCTACCGAGTCCCACTGGCCAACATCGACCTGAGCGCAGCCAACCTGGCTGAGACACAAATCAAGGTGGACATGGCCGAGCGCCTTGTCAAAGCCGGTTTCGAACCAGCTGCTGTCCTAGCCGCGATGAACCTCCCAGGCATGACACACACCGGCGTACCTAGCGCCCAGCTGCAACAAGTCCAAAACCTTAACCCGGCAGACCCACAATCAGTCTATGGAGCTAACTAATGGCAATGGAAACTGGTCAGACCTCTGTAGGCACCGCTTTGGTTAAACTTGCTGGCCCGTTTGGTGCTGCGGCAACCATACACTTGCATCTTCATGACAACACCGAAACGGTCTACATCGGACCCGATGGGATAACAGCCTCAACCGGTTTGCGTTTGGCAAAACAGGACCATGTCGATTTGGACCTCGGCCAAGGCGATGCACTCTATGCTATCGCTTCCGCCACCGGACCTGCCACGATTTCCTGGTTGGCGGAGTACAACTAATGCCTTATTTTATTACTGACGAAGCTGACGACTGCAACGGCTGGGCCACAATCAAAGAAGACGGCACTGTGATTGGGTGCCACAACTCCAAACAGGACGCTATCGACCAAATGGTCGCAGTCTCAATCGAAGAAGACATCGAACCAGGTGGCGAACGTAAGAAGAAGAAACGCCGACCAATGGCTTACCGCGTCCTACCTGACAACTACCGACCAAGCCTCTCCGCTGACGTCCCTGAAGGCCGCGCATGCGGTAACTGCTTCTTTTATGACGAAAGCAATATTATGGAAGACGCTGAAGGCCTCAAAGCCTGGTGCGAACGTTGGGACGATTACGTCCTTGGCGACCATTATTGCAACGCTTGGCAAGCTGACGAAGAAGTGCGCCAGGTTAACCTTAGCGCTCCAGCTTTTATGCGTAACGCCGCACGACGTGGACTCAGACTTAACGCCGAAGGCCACGGTGGTGACGGGCTAACTGAGAAGACTCTACGCGAAGCACGCGACATGGCTGACGGCAACATCTCAGAGGACAAATGGCGACGTATCGCCCCGTGGGTTGCCAGACATATGGTTGATTTAGACGCAGCAAAGAACACAAACCCAAATGACCCAGAATACCCGGGTCCTGGCCTGGTCGCTCACCTTTTGTGGGGCAGCGGCGGGTCAAAAACAGCCGCACAACGAACAGCAGACTACGCACAGGGCGTGGTCGACCGACTAGACCGTGAGCAGGAAGAATCACCGCGGTCCATCACAATGAAGGGCACAGACATGAAGAAAAACCTCGAAGTCCGAGTCGCCGATTTCAGCGAAATCGAGATGAGAGCCACCGAAGAAGGCGGCCCGAAGATGTCTTTCAGGGGCTACGCCGCAGTGTTTAATTCACCTAGCGAACCACTTCCGTTCATCGAGCGCATCGCACCGGGCGCATTCAAACGTTCACTGCGTTCACGTAACGAAATCAAGATGTTCGTCAACCACAACATGGACCGAGTCCTCGGCTCAACCCGAGCCGGCACCCTCAGATTAACTGAGGACGAGAAAGGCCTTTTGGTTGAAGCTGACCTACCAGACACCACGGACGGGCGCGACCTCAGCATTTTGCTTGAGCGAGGCGACGTCTCCTCAATGTCCTTCGGGTTTACTGTCCCACCTAAGGGCGACAAGTGGAGCGAAGACGGCATGGAACGCACACTCACCCAGGTTAGACTTCACGAAGTCTCAGTGGTCACCGGGTTCCCAGCTTACGAAGCAACCACCGCCTCAGTTCGCAACCTTACCGGCTTAGCACAGCGCACCAACGTAGACGCTGACGCTCTAACCGACGCATTGACCTCGCTTGAAGCGGGCAAGACTCTAACCCTCGACCAAGCCTCAATGGTTCGCGATGTCGTGGCCCAGCTAGAGGAACCAGCGGCCGCAGACGCACCGGCTGACGACAAACTGAACATCATGCGCAAGCAACTTGACCTCCTATTTAAGGCTGTCTAATGAATAAAGACCAAATCAGAGAAGCAATCCTCAAAGCAACTGGCTACCCAGATTGTGGTGCCATTAAAGAATCTTTGGAGGCTATGGTTAACGCTGTGGCTGCCATTGACGCACCTGAGGAGGTACGCGAAACACGTGTGACAGCACCCGCTGAGACGCGTGCACCAGCACCCCCTTTCGTGGTAAAATAGAACTGCGCGTCTGAGCGGAGCCGCCGACGCATCTGGTCGCGGAGCCGCACCAACCTTCACAACTCCAACTATAAAAGGAATATGTATGGATTACATCCAACAACAACATGACGCTCGTCAACGCGCATGGGAAGAAGCCAAAGGTCTTTTGGACACAGCTTCTGCCGAAAATCGCGATTTGACAGCTGAAGAAAAGGTCAAATATGACCGAATCAACGAAGACCTAGACGTACGCGCCAAGGTTATCGAACAAATCAAATCCGACACTGACCGCGAAGTACGTGCAGCAGAAGCTATGAAAGGCTTTGAAGCACAAGCACACGCATCAGCACCAGCCAAGGAATCAGACGAAGCAGCCGAAATCCGTGCAATGGCACGCGGTGAGAAGCGCTCCCATGTTTTCGAAGCACGCACAGTGACCAAGACAAGCACTGGCTCTCCAGTCCCAACCAGCTTCTATGACCAAATCATCATGCTGGCAAGACACGTGGGTCCAATGTTGTCAACATCAACAATCCTCAACACCGCCGGCGGCGAGAACTTGCAAATCCCTTCATTGGGCGCATATTCCGCAACCCAAGCAACAGTGACCGCAGAAGGCGCAGTCTTCTCAGCCGCTGACCCAACATTCAACGCATTCCGTACATTAGGCGCATACAAATATGGCTTCTTGATACAGACATCACGTGAATTGGTTGAAGACTCAGGTGTAGACATCCTTGGTTTCCTTGCTTCACAAATCGGTAACTCACTTGGAACAACAGCAAACAGCCGCCTAACATTAGGCACTGGAACAGTTGAACCAAACGGCTTGGTCGCAAGAGCAGGCTCAGGAGTAACTGGTACAGCTACAACAATCTCAGCCGACAACATCATCGACCTAGTGTACTCAGTGGACACCGCCGGAAGAACCCTTCCAGGTACCGGTTTCCAAATGAACGCACAAACCATCGGTGCAGTGCGTAAGCTTAAAGATAACGCAGGACAATACTTGTTCAGCCCATCTCTAACAGCTGACGCACGCGATTTACTTCTAGGCTATCCAATATTTGAGAACCCAGCAATGGCCTCAGTTGCGTCAGCCGCTAAGTCAATCGTGTTCGGACATCTACCTTCCTACTACGTACGTCAAGTGGGCGGAATTAGATTAGACCGTTCAGAGGATTTCGCATTCTCAACTGATTTGATAACTTTCAGAGCCTTAGTGAGACTAGACGGTGACTTGATTCAAACAAGCCACGTTAAGTACTTAGTAACAAGCTGATAAGTTAATCACTTAGAAGTCCAGGTCATGGAGCGCAGGCCGTGACTTGGACGCTTTTTCGGGCACCGGAGCAATCTGGTGCCCCCTGCGTTCACTACTAAAGAGAGCATCCTGCGATGAACCGAAAAGAAAAACGAGCCGCTGCACGTCAAACACCACCGGCCGAACAGTACAAACCAACACCACACCAAAGCCACCCACGGACCGATAAGAAACGCATCCTCTGGGTAAGCAACGCCATGTGGGCACCAACCGGGTACGGTCAACAGACCGCCCAAGCCGTCCGTCGCCTAGTTCGCGACAAGCACGAAGTCGCAGTGATGGCCAATTACGGCCTTGAAGCTTCAAGCACAACCTGGGACTCAGAAGGCACACCAGTCGAAGTCTACCCACGCGGCACAGACACCTGGTCCAATGACGTCATCCCAGCACACGCTCACCACTGGACGCAACAGAAACCAGAACTCCAGCCACTTATCATCACCCTTTTCGACGTTTGGGTCTTCAAAGGCCCACGTTGGGCCGACTGGCCCGTCTGGTCTTGGGTACCGGTCGACCACGTACCGGCACCTGCCGACGTCGCCAACTGGTGTCGACTCCCATTCGTTAAACCGATAGCGATGAGCAAGTTCGGCAAAGCGATGCTCGAAAACGTAGGCATCGAATCCGAATACGCACCCCACGGCATAGAAGCAGCTTACAAGCCCACCCCAACTTTCACCACCGCTGAAGGCGAGCAGATGAGCGGCCGCCAACTTATGGAAATCAAAGAAGACCGTTTCGTGGTCTCAATGGTTGCCAACAACAAAGGCGTCTACCCTTGCCGCAAAGCATTCGGCGAGAACCTGCTGGCTTTCTCAATGTTCGCCCAGAAACACGATGACGTCGTGCTCTATATGCATTGCGACCGCACCGGCTCAGGTGGCGGTATCAAAATGGACGACCTAGCCAAAGCCGTCGGCATTCCCGACAGCAAAATCAAATACGTAGACCAGTACATGTACCGCAACGGCGTGCCACTTGAAGCGATGGCCTCAATCTACACCGCAACCGACGTCCTACTCGCCGCCTCAATGGGGGAGGGGTTTGGTTTGCCCACCATGGAAGCCCAGGCTTGCGCCACCAGGGTCATAGTCTCGGACTTCGCCGCTAGCGCAGAGCTGGTCGGCGACGGCTGGCGTATCGACGGCCAACCACAATGGGACGCACCTCAGAAAGCCTGGTTCCACGTGCCAAACGTCGAATCAATCGTCAATGCACTCGAAGAAGCCTACCAACAAGGACGCATCAGGTCACAGAAAGCACAAGATTTTGCGGCCGCTTACGAAGCAGACCGAGTCTGGGCTGAACACTGGCGCCCAATCTTGGCCAAATATTGATTCCTTGCCTCATCGTCCCGGTGCTCACAAGGCATGAACTGCTCACCCGGTTCATCAACAGCATCTCACACCCAGTCGGCGATTTGGTTATCATCAACAACCAGAGCAACCTGCAACGGTGGGACAAACCAGACCTGGTCCAACGCATCCATCACATCGACATCCCGACCAATCTCGGTGTCGCTGCAAGCTGGAACCTCGGCATCAAAGCTCAGCCCTACGCCGATTACTGGCTGATAGCGAACTTCGATGTCGTCCTGAACCGTTTCCTACTCGAAGACCTGGACATGCGCTCAGCACGTGACAAACTGGTCCTATCATCAGCAAACCCGCCATGGTGTGTCTTCACTATCGGGGCCGAGCTGGTTGATAAAGTGGGATTATTCGACGAAGGCCTATACCCGGCCTATTTTGAAGACAATGACATGGAACGCCGAACCAAAGCGCTCGGTTTCACAGTTGAACAGTCACCACTTTCCGCACACCACGACAACTCATCCACTTTGCTTGCCGGCTACGGCGACCGCAACGCACAAACCTACCTGAGCAACAACAACTACTACCAAGACAAAGTCAACCGAGGCGACCTAGGCCCAGGCGCTTGGTCTCTATCTCGACGCATCCAAAACCGCTGGGATTAGGAAGGACACAATGGCAATCTCAAACGGCTACTGCAGCCTAAACCAAATCAAGGCCGCGCTGCGCATCACAGACTCAGTCGACGACACCTTGCTGGAAATGGCAGTCGAATCAGCCTCCCGTCTAATCGACGGTCACACCGGCCGCGTATTCTTTAACGCTGGCACAGCCACACGCTACTACACCGCGCAAGACGATTTCATCGTCCAAGTCGACGACCTCGCAGGCACAGCCGGTCTCGTCATCCAGACAGCTGAAAACGCAGACGGTGTCTTCAACACAACTTTCGCCACAACCGACTACCAACTTGAACCGGTCAACCAAGTCCTCGACGGACTGTCATGGGTGTACACTCGCATCCGCGCAGTGGGCGACTATTTCTGGCCAATCTCAGGCGGCGAAGCACTCGTCAAAGTCACATCCAACCAATGGGGCTGGCCTGCCGTGCCAACACCGGTCACACAAGCTTGCGTCATCCAAGGCTCACGTATTTTCAAACGTCTCGACTCCCCACTTGGCGTCGCTGGCGTGGGAGACCT